GGTCGGGGCAAGTACACCAGCAATCAGTATTGATAATGCTTCTGGAACGTGTACTGCAAATGTAACTAATAACTTAAGTAATAGAAATATAATAATTAACGGAGCTATGCAAGTGGCTCAACGTGGTACATCTTCTACTACATCAGCTTATGAAACAGTAGATAGATTTTCGTGGGACGCTTTTGCAATGGGTGCAGCAGCAACACAGACACAATCAGATGTAGCATCGGGAACAACACCTTATTCTTTAGGTTTTAGAAAAGCATTTAAATTGACTCTAGGGAATAATGGTAGTCCAGCAGTTAGTACAAGAGTTGCGTTTGAATATAAAATTGAAGCACAAGATATTGCCAATAGTGGGTGGAATTATACCTCTAGTTCAAGCTATATAACAATTTCTTATTGGGTAAAATCAAGTGTATCGCAAAATTTTTATAATACTTTCACAACTGATGATGGAACTTCTCAAAGATATGTAACTGAAACTGGTACATTATCTCAAGATACTTGGACAAAAATTACAAAGCAAATTTCTGGAAATTCTAATTTAACTTTTAATAATGATAACGGGGAAGGTTTAGCAATTACTTGGGAAATGTTCAGAGGTACAGATCAAACTGGAACAAGACCTTTAAATGCTTGGGCTGCGGCAGATAATGCTACAAGAACACCAGATCAAACTTCCACATGGTACACAACAAATGGTGCAACCTTTGAAATTACAGGAGTTCAGTTAGAAGTAGATCATACTGGTTCAGGCGTGGCAACAGATTTTGAGCATAGGTCATTCGGTCAGGAGCTTGCTTTATGTCAGAGATATTATTATAGATACCAGCAAGATGGATCAAGTAGTGCTTATTGGGTTGGTCATGTTACAGCTTATGGCAGTAGTAATAATATGCTGATGTTATATTTTCCTGTTTCTATGAGAAGTTATCCTTCTTCTATGGAAACTAGTGGCACTGCTTCTGATTATCAATTATGGGGTAGTTCTACTGTTGATAGTCTTAGTTCTCTTCCAACATTAAGAGGAAGTCATGGTGTAAACCATCAAGTGGCTGCTTTAGATATTTCACACAATATCACAAGTGGTCATTCTAGAATATTAAGAATCGCTGGAAGCACAAGTGCTTACTTTGGTTTTTCTGCGGAGCTTTAATTATGATTAAATACAAACTACTAAAAGATGAAGATAACAATATATATGGAGCATTAATACAAGATGGAGAAGGTCTTGGTACTAGCTTTTTATTTGTAGATGAAACACCTTGTTACGAAGCCTATAAGTTGTGGGTCGCAGAGGGAAATACACCAGAAGCTGCTGATTAATTAACCTTTTCGTGCATTTGTCTTGTCATTAAGCCCATAGTGACGTAGAGAGGGGATAGGGCTACAATAAGCAGTAATACAAGCACACTTGTAAAAGATAGTGCTTTTAAAATTGCAAACTTAATCATGTTTAATCGTATCTGCCAAGTAGCCTCATTATTGTCGTTATTGTTGTCAGGGTCAATGGCTGCATTTGGTTTCGTAGCAATTCGCTATATGCAAAGTCCTGAATTTGAAAGAGATTTAAAAAACAAATTGATGGGTGATTTAACAGAAAAAATGCAAAAACAAATCCCTCTACATATGCCTAGAGAAACTTTCCCTGCAATGCCACTTTGATGGGAATACCAGACCTACATATTCCTGATATACAAATACAACCAATATTTGATTTTACAAAGCCAGTAGACATAATTCCTCTAACAATAAATGTTCCGGGCTGTACATACCAACATAGGGATATAAAAAATACTGGTAATAGAAACTTATTACTTGATGACCCTAATGGTGTATTTACTGTTTGTGATGCACCATTTCCAAGTTTTAATCCAATGAATTATCAACCAAACAATTTGATAATGTCAGAAGATACACCAATAACATCAAACGAACCTGAAATACCTGAACCAAAACCACCAGTTACGCAAAAAGAAACTAAAAAAGAAGAAGAGTTTTTTATAAAATGCCCTGACCCTGAGAAAGATCAACGAATCGGGGATTTTCGTAACGATAAAAGACTAGAGCGTGTTGTCGGGCATAAATTAAACGAAGATGGAAGTAAATGTATTACTTTGTATGAGGACACCAGCTTTACCGAGCAGTACATACCTAATGTCCCTGCTGTTACTAATGCTGCTGCTATTGCTGTGGTTGCCGCTAGCACTCCGATTCTTATTAATATTGTAAAACCTCTTGTAAAACAAATTATTACTAAATTGACCAAGAAAAAAAATAAGGTAAAATAAATATCTGTAGATGAGTGTAATACCCGTTGCTCGTCTACTTCTTAATTATATGTTTGTGCGGTAATACTTGATTTGGCGGCACTGTAATAACAATATCTTGGCAAGTTACTGCACTTGGACTACCAGCAACAAAGCTTACCCCAAGTTTTGCTTGCTTTGCACATTGCTCTAACCTAAATAAACTAATTTCATATTGTGTTTTCTTTATAAGAAGTTTTTGTGCTTCTATATTTACCTTTGCTGCTTCTTTACATAGTTTGCCACCATTACCAAGCGGTATATTAAATTGCGCAGATATTCCGTAATTTAAGTTGTAATTATCTTTTTCAAAGCGTGGTGTTTCTTGATAGTATTTTATTTCGCCTGTATCTTCATCATAGATTGCTTGTCTGGTTACAGTTTCTATAGGCCTATTAAACGACCAAGCATCTGTAAGATAGGGTGTAATAGTAAGACTAGGAGATGTACAAACAATACCTTGGCTGTAGCGGTTCTGTGGAAGGCTTGAAGGCGTTATCATTGTGGCATTATTGTTAACTACCCCTGTACTTTGACTTTGTGGGCTACTAACCGTTGTATTGGCATATAAAGCCTTTACAGGTAAAAGTAAAAATATTATTGACCAAAGGTACTTGTGGTTTCTGAAGTTGTTGAAGTTGTTATGGTTCTTGTTATGTTTGTAACTGTATCTAGGCCGGGAGTTATAAGTGTTTCCTGTATCGAAAATGCTGCTCCATCTGTTGCGATTTTCCAGCGTGGGATTGCTTCGAGGTTTGGACTTGTCCAACTAAAGTTTACTCCTCCAACTGTTTGGGTGCTTTGAGTCGTAGCAGTAGGGTTGATATATCCTGTTTCAGCTTCGATATTATGTCCACTTGCTGCATATGAGTAACCAGTTCTGTATTGGTATGATGTAATCGTTTCATTTATAACACTTTGACTTGTTGATGAAGTGGTTTGCGAACCTGAACGAAACTGTGGAACCACAGGTGTAGCAAGGGTTCTTAGCGGATATATTATTATAACTAACAGCCAAAATTTAATCAATGGTTATAGTGACTTTGGTTGAGCCGATACAACTTGTTCCTGACCCACCGGCGGTACAAGTATGAACACCAGAACTCAATGACGTTAAAGCAAGTGAACCAGCTGTACCACCACTACCTATTGTTGTCTGTCCACCTAAAACTGGTAAGGCTGCAATACCCGAACTAGGTGTTACTGCAGAAGGTGTGGCATCACCCATAATTACCGATTCTGTTTTTGAGAAAGAAGAACCAGCAGTTGTAATTGATGTATCTGTCTGAATCATAGCTGGCACTCCGTTAGTGAGGCTACCAACATTGATTCCCCCTATCTTTCCAGATGTTGTTGTATCTCCTACAGTTACAGATGGTGTAATATTATTTCCACTTAAAGAATATGTTGTACCTACTTTATTTGTAACTACATATGGCATATCAACAGTTATCTGGGCAGACGTAACAAACTCTTGTTTTATATCTGCAAGAACAGCAGATGGAAAAAATAAAAGCAATGCAAATAGTTTTTTCATTTAATTCCTACATTAGTGTCTTTGTTATCCACTATTTTAGCAGCGTTTGTAGGTTTCTTTTTGTTAACGGAGATACCATAGCTACCTAAAACCCCACTGGTCAAGCCGGCCAAAAACGCACCATCATTACGAATCTTATCCATATATCCGAGAGTCATCATTGCAAGCGACCAGCAAAGAATCATAAATCGGACAGCATGACCAAAGATTTCGCCCCAATCAGTACCTTCTTTTTCTTCTTGCTCTTCTGCCATAAAATACTACCCAGAATGAAGACAGGATGACCACCGCTTTAGGGTAGTATGTGCCAAATGTAGCAAATACTGGTATGTTTGGAAAGTAACACAATAAATTATGATTAAAATTTTAAAACCAATCTTAATGACGTTTCTTACAACAACGACTGTAAAACGTCTTGTTGTGGATTTATTAAGAGCAATTTGTAAACAAACAACCAACACTCTTGATGATAGGGCTGTTGACATTCTTGAAAAACAATTATTTCCAGACAAATGAACCTAAAAAAGTTTCTCAACATAGAAATAGAGGAAGCGCCACCAGAGTTGCAACTGTCTGTTGAAATGCGTTGTAGAGAAATTATGCAGAGTGAAGATTATGACAATATAAAAAGATACTGTACACATTTAGTAAGACACCAAATGCAACAAGATGTTTTTCTTGCATCATTACTTGGTAGATTGGTTGAATTAGAAGCAAATCTTGTAGTTAAAGAAGTAAGAAAAAAACCTAATATGTTCAATAAAATAAGAAAAAAATTATTTAAGTAATTTGATAAAGTCTTTGTTTTTCGATAACTTTTTTCATTGACCAATATCTTATAAGGGTTTCAAGTTCATTAATACGTTTTTTGGCAGCAATTATTTTATCTTTTGTTTGCATTGGTTATGAATCGTATTTTTTTATATAAGCTTGGATTTCTGCATCTGAAAAGTCTTTTACAAGTTTTTTCTTGGTTTCATCAACTTGATAATTAAATTTTACTATGGCTGTCTTTACATGTTCAACAACCCAACGACCTTCATTTGACACAAGTTGGGCTTTACCTCTTTCGTTGATAAAAACATAATGGTCATAGCCTTTCAATGTATCGTCAAGCAACTCTTTTTCCAAATTTGCCAAACGCATTTGCTTTAATCTTCTTAGTTTTAATGAATCACTCATTGTCTCCTCCTTTCAGGTTTACTTTGTCGTGTTGCTTTACACTGTTTTTTTTGTTTTGGGCAATTTGCACTTCTTGGTTTTTTAGAGGTTAGATGCCAGCCATTACCCTTTGGACAAGCATATGCGTATGTATGACCTTTACCAAGTCTAAACATATCTGCTGATACTGTTTTTGCATCCTTTTCATTTCTGTAACTGATCTTCTGACATTTCCAACAGTGGTTTTGTACGATAAATCCTTTATCATCAATGTACTGTTGTAAGTCTTTTAAATCAATCCTTTTTCCCATGCGAACCGTCTTTAAAATCTTTTACAAATACTTTTTTTATGTGATTCCAGTTAGCTTTTATCAAGTTGTTTGAAAAGTTGTTACCAGAGATTGTTTCGCAATCTTTTTCAGTAAATTCATAATTTAAGAAAAAGTTATCCCAATCAATAAAAATAGCTTTATTGGTAACTGCATTAGCATATTCAGTTGCATTATCTATGTTTTCAAAGTCATAACAACGCAAGATGCTTACATATAAAACTTCTGTATTCTTTGCATATTGAATAGTTACACATTTAAACTTAGCACCATCAAAGGTACGTTTTACTGTCTTGCCCATTAGGTCGGCATAGTCGACCACAAGCTTCCTACGATTTTTCTTGAACATCTAACTGTTTTTCGATTTCGAATTTTTGATCAAATAAAGCATGGATTTGCTTTGATATTTTTCTTTGTATAAGAGGATTATCCTCTTGGAATCTTTGTTGTGTAAGTTGTTTTAGTTTGTTTTCTACTTCAATATATTTCAACTCAAGAAACTGTTGTTGATCTGATGAAACAAAGTCTGGGTTTGGCTTTGTTTTACTTGCTTCAATAGTTACATCTATTGTTATGTGTTTACAAGCTTTTGGTTGCGTTACCGCTTGTTGTACTGTTATTGGAAAAGGACAAAGTTTTATCCAATCCTCAAGTGCTTTGTTTGTAAAATCTAGTCGCATTGTGGACATTCAAAGTGTAAAGGTTGTTCATTTACCATTGCTGATAGAACCAGCAAGGCCATTTTTGTTGGGGGTTGTTCGTTTGTAAAAGGTAAGATTTTTTCATTTGGCAAGTGCAAACCTTGATTAGAAACAATCAAAGCATTTTCTGCTTGGCAACATTCTTTGTGGCTTTTATCTAATTGCGAAAAAAGAAGGCCATTTCCATATTCTTTGTTTTTACAAGTATGTGGCCTAAAGTCAAACCAATCTAAATCAAAGCACTCAAGACCAAGTGCGAGATGGTCTTGAAATACTGCGACATTAGGCGGTAGTTTAGGGTCAGATACTTTGCGAAGTACTTTTGTCATAATTAAAAAGGTAGTTCTTCTTTTTCTTTTTTCAATACAGAAATCGACCCTGATACAAAAGATTTACCATTTCCAGACATTCTGTTCCAAGCACTAACTGGTATTTTGACAACTTTTTCGCCAGCATAGTTTTCCTCGCCTTCTTGTGCTGTAATCCACTCTGTAAGTGTCATGGCATCTTCTAAAGTAAATTCAATGTTGCCGCCAAAGTCTGGTGACTTTTCTGATTTTTTGTCATTATTTTCAAAGAGGACAAGACGTCCTGTAAAAAGGTTTTCGTAGGCCATAATTAAAAAGATTTAATAGGAATGATTGAGTTTGTTTCTTCCCAAGCAAGTACTTGTGGAAGTGGGTATCTAATAAGGGGAGAACCCAAAGCAGTTGCCTGTCGTGGTACTGAATACCACTGTGGACCTTCTGCTTTACCTCGCCTTGTACTTGTTCGCCACTTCTTTATGGTTCTTTGTGTAATACCATATCGTTCTGCGAGGTCTTTGGTTGATAGATAAGGCTGGTCTTGTTCCATTACTTAAGTACCTTTATCTTGTTAACAATAAGAGTTTCTAATTGCTCTTTTTGTGTAATAGTCAGTTTACCTTGTGCAAAACGAGTTGCAATGTTTTTCTGATGATCTGTTAATTGTTCTTTGCTTTTTGCATTTAATATTGCATTTTTTGCAAGACCAAAAGTTTTATCAGTATCAGATGTGTTTGATATTTCTTTGACTTGCTCTCGCAAAGTCTCTATAACCTCGCCTTTGTTAATATTTTTTTCTTTAACATCATCTTCTTCTTCCATATTAAAGTCCATATCAGTCTCAAGACCTAAGATCAACTTAATGCTGTATCTTCTTTGATATGTAACTGCACCACCCCAAAGATGTGTTTGGTTTTTCTTAGGGTTGGCCATATCTCTTTCTGGTAAAAATATTGGCAGTAAACTCTCTATAACACCACCGTCTTTGTGTATAAGTCTTGTGACTATAAGTGTCTCACCTGTAGAACTACAGTTAAAGCCTTGAGAAAGGCAAAGACCATTTTTAAGAAGAACAGGTGTTACCAGAGAGAGCATTTGTTCTAAAGGTAAATAGCTGTACCCATAGTTACCTACACCAACTTGTTTGGTCTTACCCATTGATGGAAATTCTGATTGTGCTTTTTGTAAAGCTGTTGCTAGTGCAGCGTGTTGGTTTGTTTCTGTCATTGTTTTAGTTTGTTTTGTAAGCCCAACTTGGTAGGCTGAGTGTTTGGATTTCTTCTGCATACCCATGCCAATGGGCATCTGTATGACATTTTGAAATAAGTTTAAGGGCATCTTGACGAAGTTTTAAACCGTATTCCAATGAAGCCTCGTCTAACTCGGTAATGCTTATGGCATATGGATAGACTTTTTCAACTGCTATAAATACAAATCGCTTTGCACCAATTACTTCTAAGTAATGAGCAGCTTGCATATGGTAAAGATAGTTGGCTATTGACTTGATAAATTTATCTGGGTGGCTGTTACCCTCGCCAGTTGTTTTAAGGTCGATAATAGTATCGCCATTTAAAAAGTCGCATCTTGCTTTGCAAGTTAGACCAGTTTCTTTATCCTCTTTCCAAAAGCTTTGTTCTGCAAAGCCCTTAGAAAGAAGTTTTTTTGCTATCGGGTGTGACCAAACAGCATTAGCAACACTAGATGCAAGATCGTATTCTTGGCTTGTTATGGGTTCTATACCTTTGGCTGCCATCTCCTCTGCTTGCACCTTACCAGCCTTAGTTGATCTGCTAAGACAGACACCATAAGCTTTTTTTGCTCTGTCTGGTTCTAAAGTAAATGCGTGACAAAGCTCGCCAACTCTAAAAGCTTTTTTTAAAGCTGGTTCGTGTTCAAGCTTTACTTTTTCATACTTGGTTTGGTAAAACACTTGCGGACAAGTGCTTGTAATAAGCTTTAGATCGCTGGCAGAATACGCAGGGTCATCATGGTATTGCTGTGCTGGTATGTAACCAGCTTCAATTTTTTGCATTAAGTTTGTCCTCTAGATTAGCAATACGAAGTTCAAGCATGGTAATTTTTTCTGCTTGCTTAACGATAAAGTCTTTGATGATGTTAGTTTTTTCATCTAAGGCATTACAAGTAACACCTGTCTTTTCGCCTAGCTCTTGTACTATGTTTGTAAGTTCTATACAACCTCGTACAATTTCAAGCTTGTTAACTTGTTGTTTTTGTTCTTGCTCTCGTAAAGTTTCGAGAACCTTTTGCATATCTCTTACCATTTAGCTACCTCTTGGCAAGCTAGTTCTACACCAGCACGACAATCTGCTTTGGTCATGTCTTGTAGTGTTGAGGTAAGTGCGGTAAATAAGATACCGCCCATGGCTAAGAAAAGAAATAAGTGTTTCATGCTCTTGCCCTTTGTCTTAGTAAAGCAGAAAGCATCTTAGTGTACTTAGAAACATTTTTTTTGTGCTTGCTTAAGTCTGTCCAATCGGCAGTTGCACAGCAGTAAGCGTAACCATTTTGTGCTTCTTGAAGTTTAGACTTGATGTCGTCTATCTCTTTTTGTAGATCGTCTACCATTTGTTTTTGGGGGTTGTGGACTCTCGCCCTTACTTCAATTATAGTCTGGGATTTCCCTATTGGCTACCCCCTATGTTCGGTTTGTTTTTTGGGTTAATAAAGTTGACCCCATGCACCTTTAGGTTTTTGTTCTCTTGTTTTAAAGAACCCTTTTAACTCTGGGTAGGTTTCCATTAACTCACGAGCAGCAAATGGCTGGTGGTTATTATTAACCTTCAAACCAAGATCACCCGTTGTTTCATCTGTCTCCCACCTGAGAATGTGAAACAATCCACTTATGCTGTATTGAGAATAACCTCTTGCTTGTAACTTGCGAGCAATCTCGGCAAGCTTAAGTAAAAGGTCTGGTTGTTTCTCTTTACATTCTTCCCATTGTTGAGCAAGTTTGCTTTTCTTATGGGTTGGTTTAAATAATGGTAGGTCGTCTAATTCTGCCATTGGATTTTGCCTAAACGATCATAAGATTTAAAACATTGCTCGCACATACAATCTATTTCTGGAAATGTATTTGACCAATCGTATTTAACATAGTTTGGTTGCCACTTATTCATTATTGCAGAGCTATATTGATATTCTAAATCTGACCTGTGTTTATAAAAATTTAAAAGGTCAGGTTCACCATCTGTATGCTCTGCATCGTAATTACCACAAATATCGCAATAAGCCATTAGTCAGTACCGTTTGAAATTTTCAATAAAAGTTCCTTTTCTTTTATAGGGTCAAAGCAGATGTCTCTCTCTACTGGTAAGCCAAAAGGACCTCTTAATTGTTTTATTTCTTTCATATCAAAAGAACCAAACTCTTGTTCGTGGCCTTTTATCAAACCCCAAGCAATTTCTGTCTCTGGGTCGTACTCAGCGATAAACCAAGTCCAGTTGCTATCAGGTGTGAATAGCTTTACATAAAAGACCATTTCTTGTGATAAGTCATCATGTGCTGGTTGGCTGTAAAGCTTAGGAAGTTTTTTTAGGATTTCTTTTGTAAGAAGTTTCATTGTTTTTTGTTGTAGATTGATTTTAAGTAAGTTGTTTCAATAGTTTTGCGAAGCTGTAGGTATAACTCATTGGTCATGTTTTCTTGTAAATACCGATCATTTAACCTACTTATTGCTTCGTCAAATTCTTTCTTTGTCATTAGAAAGGTTGATCCCAAGTGTCGTACTGTTTACTTGTAATAAGACCATCTTTGCAAAGTGCATCTGTGTAGTCATTCCACTCTGTACGCTTTGCAACTTCATCGCCTTTTCTGTAGCCGAGTCGTTCGGCTTTTATCTTATAGATGTACCTAAAGAGTTTAATTGCCTCTTTTTTTGTGAAAGGTTTTTTTGGGTCTCTTTCTAGAAAATCTAAGTTTGTCATTGCTTTAATATTGTAAGGGTGGTTAGTAAAAGGGTCTAAGTTTGCCATAATTATTACCTCTTATATAAATGACCACCAAATGGGTCTAAGTTTTGATAAAGACTAATAAGGCTTTTTTGATCTCTTAGGTTATACCTAGCACCTTTTGCTGGTTTTCTGTAACTAGCTGGTTTGTAAAGGTCACCTGTCTTTCTGTCGATAAAAGCTTCAACACATCTGTGGTTGTCGTCTGTCTCTACTCTTATGACTTTAAAATACTTACGACCTGTCTCGTAAATGTATTTAGTTTCCCAAGTAATAGCATTTTCTATTTTCTTGGCTTGGGTGTTCTGCCATCTGACCATAGCTCTATAGAGCATGTCGCAGTATAGCTTTGTTTGCTTTTCTACAAACTGTTCTTCGGTAAGAACTGTAAGTGTTTTAGTTTCCATGTAACTCTGGAGGTTGGGAGCATCTCTGCCCTATGATTCAATATTATCATTCCCTAAAGTGTATGTACAGTAAAAGTGTTCAGTTTATGAACTGGTGCATCTAGGGTAGACTATGGGGAACTATGTGGTATAATGGTAGTAAGGGCAAGAGATTGTCCTGTTCACGAACCTCGACATTTTAATACTATGTACGGATGCGATCATTTGTACTTTGGCAGTAATGTTCAAAGTGCAAAGCAATTTACTGGTCCTTATGTTTTAAGGACAGATGGAAAGAAAGAGCTTATACAGGCTCAACTACTTCCAAAGGTTGGTCAAGAAGTAAATGTTTCTTGGCTTGCTAATCACAACACAGGTCGAAATTCAAATCCACCACAGACACAAATGTCTATACAAGGTGAACTTGAAGGTATGGTAAACAAAGAAGGTGAAGGCATCTATAGGGTTCTTATAAATGACCAAACCTACACTTACTTCTTCGATAGTAACATCTGGCAAATAAGTCAAAAAGACAAAGATGCTAGATTAATTATACTAGTTGATAAAGACCACCATACAGACTACAACTACGAAGAGAAAGTTGACCCAATCGGTTACGCTTTCAAACTCGAAGAACGTGGTTTAATCTAAAAATACAAGCTGCTCTTGAATGGGCAGCTTTCTTACACCAATTCAGATACCGAACACTATCTGGTACAACTTGGGGAAAGATACCCTATAATAAAAGAGTAAGGCAGAGATGCCACAACCCCGAGGCTTAAATGACTAACTGGCAAACACTTCCTTGGACTAACGAACTAGGCCAACCAACTCACATTATCAAAAGAACAGGCTGTAAAGTAATGATCTTCGGTTCTGTTTTTACAGATGGTTTACTACATTGCTTAACTGGCAACGAAGCTAGTGTATATGTAGAGGCAAACGAGTTAGAGGAGATCAAATAATGAATTTTAAGCACCACCAATTAGTCGAAATTTACTCAGCACTCAAAGAGGGGTGCTGGGTTAACCAAGAAACAAGAGATGAACTAATTAAAAGACTAGAAGATTATTTAATTAGAGTAGCCATGCACAATGACTTCGAAGTAAAGAAGTAAAAGTTAAAGGTTGACTAGGTACTATTGTTATCATTAAAGCGTAAGTAATGCAGTCCAACGAGATGCCACCGCCTTACCGCCTTTTTAAAAAAACCCTGTACAAAGGGTCTTTTTTTTGTTTATTGTGTATTATTAAGATAATCAGGGAGCCTGATGCCTCTTGTAGTGTTGAGGCTGAAAGCTGTAATGGCAGGGCAGTCTCGGCGAGGTTGACTGATCTATCCCCTGATTAACTTTCTAGTTCAACAACAAGTATATCTGCACCTACTTCTTCGCCTTCTTCACAGTACCTTTTCTTTGCAGTAAGAATTGTTACCAAAGAATCATCTACAAATGTTATTCCGCTAAGAGCATCTAAACTAGACCTTACGAGTTTATCTAAATCATTTCTTCGAATCGTAACATTTCTAGGTGACCCTGTACGGAGAGTGCCATTTGAGTAATAATGAGCCTTCGGACGCCTAAACCTAAAAGTGGCCTCCACATAGCAAGCACCCTTGATAGGTGGTTGTTTTATTTTACTAGCTTCACTTCTTACCAACTCTCGCCATGGTTTTACTCTTTTACTTACTTCAATCATTCGACCCTTTCCAATATATTTTTTACTGCCTTGCGGTGCAGCTTCAAGACCATTTACAGAAAATTTAAAAGATGTCATTTAATCCACAAGGGTATCAATTTACCGCACTACCAACAAATCTTAGAGGGAAAATACAACCAAATCAACTTGCGGTGTTATGGGTAATACAGAGCTATGCCAACAAAGATGACCAACAATGCTGGCCTTCATTAAAAACCATAGCCGACAATGCTTGTCTTAGTAAAAGAACCGCACAAAAAGTTGTTAACCAATTAGTGTCTCTTGGTTGGTTGCAAAGAACCCATCAAAAGGGAAACAACGGACAACAGGGCAGCAACTTATATAAAGTAACTATTTGGCATCTTGCTAATGTACCAGATCCCAGTATTGATCGGCGTGGCAAATCCTGCACCCCTGCACCAGTTGCTACGACCCCATGGCAGCAAATGCCATGCCCCATAGCATCAGATGCCACCAAACTAGATACAATTAAACTAAATACAAAAGAACTAAATAAAAAAACTAATAAAAAAGATTATTCAGATGACTTTCTTGAATTTTGGTTTTTGTATTTAGATATTAAAAAAAGAGCTAGTGGCCAGAATAAACCAAAGGCTTGGGAAGAATGGAAAAAAGCTACTAAGAAAACAACGCCAAACAATATAAAACTTTCTTTACTTGCTGCCATAAAGCAACAAAGAGCAACAGAAAGAGACGGTGGCTTTGCTGTCTGTTTTCCTAATTGTTTTAGATGGTTGAGAGATGAGTGTTATGAGGGATATTTAAAAGATGAGAAAGATGCCCTGTACAAGAAAAGAAAAGGTGTTACAAACAAAGAAAGACCTTGGGAAAAAGATAAACCCCAAGATTCAGAATTACCTTTTTAAACCTCCCATGACCGTTAACTACAGAAGAACATCACTAGATAGAGACACCACATTCTATATTCCAAAGGTAGAATGTTTTGCTTGCTACGACTCGGGTATTGTTTCAAATGGCGATGCTTTTGTTAATCAATTTATTCCAGACTATGACCGAGACAGAAAAGGCAGACTTTGTGGTGGACAAGATTTAGCTATCATTTGTCATTGCAAAGCAGCTTATGGCGATAGTGAAAGTGATAATGAAAGAGAAAGAGAAGGATTTAGAGATAAATATGGCAATATAAGAACAGCAGATTCCATTAGAGGAGAGCCACAACCCCTTGGCTTTTCACTTGAAAAAGATAAAATACGACAAATACATACACAAAGGAAAGATGCTTGGCAAAAAAGTGCCAGAGATATAAACGAAACTAGACAAAAAATTGCTAAAGGAGAAAAATATGAAACCCCTTACTACATACAAGTGGTAAAGGAAGAGTTAACCAAAGTAGGCGATATGTTTTCTTTTCCTTCAGAAAAAGCTATTGTACAAACAATGACAGAATCTAATGACCAAAATTAACGACCTAAAACCAGATCACAAGAACGCAAGAAAAAGAACAGATCGTTCTGCGTCTTTAATTCAAGAATCATTAGAAAGGTATGGTGCAGCAAGATCAATAGTTATTGATGAAGATGGTCGTGTATTAGCTGGCAATGGAACTGTAGAAGGTGCGAAAGCTGCTGGCCTAGAGAATGTAAGGGTTATTGAATCAGATGGCAAAGAGATTATTGCCATAAAACGTACTGGTCTTACAGAAGATCAGAAAGTTGGTCTTGCTTTAGCTGACAACAGAACATCTGACTTGTCCGATTGGGATGCAAGTATGTTGCACCATCTTTCAATGGAACATGAGATTGACCCATGGTTTGAACCAGAGGATTTAACAGAACTAATGGACGATAGAACAGACGCAGAAGCACCAGAAGATTTTAAAGATGTTGACGAAGATTTAGAAACAGAACATAGATGTCCAAGTTGTGGGTATGAGTGGAGTGGTAAAGCAAAATAATATTCGAACTGTCCTTCAAGAAATAATTAAACCACTACCAAAAGAGATTTGTGTTGCAACATCTGGTGGTATTGATTCATCATCTGTTGTTATGTCTGCTCTTGATGTAGGAAAAGAAGTAAGGGTTTATTCGTTTACTTTTGGAAAACATTTTTCATCAGATTTTGAAGCTGCAAGAAAACTTGCTTGGGAATTTAATCTTACTTTTGTCCCTGTATTTTTACCAACAGAACGAGATGAGATTGTTGAGACAGTAAAACATCTTATAAAAAATGTAGGTTGTAAGAAAAAAACTGCCATAGAGTGCCTTTTCCCTTTTTATTACTTGATAAAATTAATGAAAGAATTTAAAGATGAGACACTTGTGACAGGTGTTGCCGCAGATGGACACTTTGGTCTCTCTAAAAAAGCAATGATTCATTACTCAAAAGATGACCAAAAGTTTAAAAAATTTAGGCAAGATTATTTCTCAAACTTAGAATCTGCTGGCACTAAAAGACTAATAAAACTATGTGAACTAAACAAAATACAACTATGTAACCCATACTTTGAGCCGTCTGTATTTTCTCTGTGGATAGACAAAAACTGGAAAGAATTAAACAAGCCAAGGCAAAAAGAGGTGATTCGCAAGCATTATCCTGAATTAGATTGCCTTAAGATAAAACCACATACAAACTTACAGCTTGGCGACAGCAAGATTGCAGAAACAGTAGGTAATGCGGTAATTTCTAAATATAAACCTAATTCAAAATCGCCCATTGGTATCTATAACAGAATTGCAAAAGGTGTCTATGCCTAAACCAGTTTTCAAAATACCATCTATGGTAGAGATAGAAGCAACACCGTGGAATGGTTTTAAAGTTGCTTCAACATTCTCTGGTTGCGGTGGTTCTTGTCTTGGTTATCGTATCGCTGGTTATAAAGTTGTATATGCAAATGAATTTATAGAATCTGCAAGACAAACTTACAAAGCTAACCACCCTAAC